TAAGTAAGTTTTATAAATTGATTGATAACTACATACAACAAAACAATCTTTACATAGGTAATGTTTTAAATGTCTTATTACCTGCGGTTAGAAAACAATTACCAAATGTTTTTGTTGGGGAAGATGGTGGACCAACTAGAGCTCCGTTAGAGGCTGGATTTACAGAACAAACAAGAGTTGAACTTTGGGATACCTTCAAAGCACTTAACGACACATGGATCTCAGGATTTGATTTCGAAAGTAAAACATTATTTGAGGATGTTCTTTTAGTTGATAGAGCTAGTAGAAATGTTGGTGACAAAATTATTGTGGATATCTACGGTATTATTGATATGTTAGAAGATGGTGCGTCAGATAAAAATCAAGGAAGCACATCATACAAAAATACCTTACTTGATATGGTCACAACCATATTAGTCCAAAATAATTTTCAACACTTTATGTTACCGGCTTATGTTAATTTTTATAATGTGCAAGATGCTGCTAAAAACCCAACACCAAGACCTGACGGAACTTTAGAGGTTGGAAATATGATGTTTGGAACTTTTTTGAACGTGGATTATAGACAAAGTTCTCCTAAGTTTCTTTGTTATTACGTAAGTAAACCGAGCGAACATTTAAATATGAACGACAATATTGATTATCGTTATAGAGACGATGCGTTCGATCTAAGAAGGGCAAGCGATAACCCATTAGTAGAAAATCAGGCTAATAAAACAGATTGGGCAAAGTCTAATAAAGTTGTTGGTTTTAATGTTGATGTCACAAGACAAAATCAACAAATATTCAAATCATTTAACGTGTCACAAGATCCAGGAAAACCAACTTCAGAGTCTTTGGAAATGTTAAGTCAAATGGCTGATATTGAGAGAAACAGAAGAAGCACAACACAATCAGTTTCATTATATAACTTATATAAAAATAGAAGTTATGGTTGTTCGGTAGATATGATGGGATGTGCATTAATACAACCGATGATGTATTTTAACATAAGAAATATCCCCATGTTCTCAGGACCATATATGATTACAAGTGTGGAACATACAATTACAGAAGGAGATTTTCAAACCACTTTTGCAGGAACAAGACAACCATTTTATAGTTTACCATCTGTTGATAATTTTTTACAGACTTTGAACACAGAAATATTAAGTAAATTACAATCTAAAATTGTTGAAAATGAAGAAAAAACAAAGGCCGATTCTACTAATGTAATATTCCAAGCGGCAAATATTATTTCTAACTTGGGGACCGAAGATACTTTAACTAAAAATCAAGACTGTGCAAATCAATTAAATAGTAGATATAACGGATTTACCGCAGTTGAAACTCCACAAGCAACTTCAGTATCTGCTAAAGATTTTGTAAGTCTAATAAGAGCGGTTTTAATTTCTAAAAGTTATGACATAACTAAAGACACAGCAATTAGTATTGCTTCTATGACGTTCACTTTTGTTTTTGCGGACTCAGGAAATAAGAACGGATCTCAATTAAATGCTTTTGAAAACAACTACAGCACAATTAATTTACAGGAAGTGTATGGTGATTCATTTTTTGAATTCATAAATAGAAAATATTTTTGTGTATCAAGAGGAAATGATAAAAATATTCCAATTGTAAGTTTTAGAACAATTAGAGATTTTGTTGAGTTTGTGGTAAATAGAGTGTCGGGTGTTGTTGTGTTCTTAGAAGAGGACGCCCCAAATTTTGCACAACTTTTTCCAAATGAACCATTAGTTGCTACTATTAACAATTTAGCAAAACAATATGTTTTACGTTATCCTATAAATCAAAATCCTGATGTTTATAAAAAAATTACAGAAAATAAAAATCAGTTAGAAAAACTTGTGACAGAAATTTCCGAGGGATACAGAAATTTCGAGATTTTATGGAATTCATGATATTTATAAATAAAAAACTATGAGCACAAAAAATTTATTAGACAATTACCTCGGAAAAAACACAAGGGTGTCTGAAAAAGACATGGGTGACGGAACCAAACAAGTATGTGATCTTGATACAGGTGATTGTTATACCCTAAGAATGAAAGACGGCCTTATCGAAAGTGTTGATAACACAAAGAAAACATTCAAAAAAGTACAGGTAGAAACCACATCAGGTATAAAAACATTATTAAATGGATAAAAATGAGAATTGACGATAAAATTTTAGAAGAAATTGCTAGATATAACTCTATAAATAGATATATCAACGAACAAGCACCGCCACCACCGCCTCCTGCAGATCCGGCAGCAGCAGGAGCACCACCAGTAGATCCGGCAGCAGGCGCACCACCAGCAGATCCGGCAGCAGCAGGAGCTCCACCTCCACCACCTCCAGCGGGAGAAGAGCCGGCTGGCGGAGCAGAAGCGGATCCTGATGTTGAACTTGTTGATCCTGATGAAGAAGAGGGAGAAGAAGGTGGAACGGAAGAATTAGATATTACGGATTTAGTTGATACACAAAAAACTATGGCCGACAAACAAGAAGAATATTTTACAAATCTTTTTGACCAAATTAAAAAAATGGAAGAAAAACTTGCAGAAATGGATTCTTTGGCATCAAAAATCGATTCATTAGAAACTAAGTTAGATAAGTTTAGACCAAAAACACCACAAGAAAAACTAGCACTAAGAAGTTTAGATTCAGGGCCTTTCAAACAAAACTTGGCAGATTTCTTTAATGATAAAAAAGATGAAATGGAAAAAACAGGAAAAAATGAATATGTCCTAACACAAGACGAAGTAGAAAACTTTAACCAGTCTGAAATCGAAAATTCATTCAACAAACCGATGGAAGACGAAGACGATATTTTATTAAACAAATTTAATTCTTAGAGTTTAAGGTTAAAAATATCTATCACAAATTTTTTTTAGCAACACTATTTGACAAAACAATTCTATACAATTATATTTTTGACATATATAAACCTTTAATTTTTAATCACACATGGCGACAAATTCATTAGACGCAGTTTTACAACAGTATGAGAAATCACAAAGTAGTTCTAACACTACATCAAAAATGTCACCTGAAGACCGAATGAAGAAATATTTTGCGGCTCTTCTGAAAGACAACGAAAAACAAGGACAAAGAAAAATAAGAATCTTACCTACGTCCGACGGATCTTCACCGTTCAAAGAAGTATGGTTCCACGAAGTTCAAGTGGATGGTAAATGGCAAAAGTTTTATGATCCAGCAAAAAATGACAATGAGCGTTCACCCTTAAATGAGGTTTATGAAGAACTTACGTCAACAGGGAGAGAGTCTGACAAAGAACTTGCAAAACAATACAAAGCTCGTAAGTTTTATATTGTTAAAGTTATTGATAGAGATAACGAACAAGACGGAGTAAAATTTTGGCGTTTTAAACACAATTATAAACAAGAAGGAGTCCTTGATAAAATCATTCCAATTTGGAAAGCAAAAGGTGACATTACAGACTCTGATAATGGACGTGATTTAATTCTTGAATTGACAAAGGCAAAGACACCAAAAGGAGCTACCTACACGGTAATTCAAACCGTAATGTATGACGACCCAACACCAATCTCAAAAGACGAAACACAAATGTCTGAGTGGGTTTCTGATGGAATGACTTGGGAAGACGTTTACTCTAAAAAACCTGTAGAATATCTAGAAGCAATTGCAAGAGGAGAAACTCCACGTTGGGATTCAGAAAAGGGTGGATACGTTTATTCAAACAACGAAACTGCAGAAGTTTCTATGGGAGGGACAAAATCAAAATTAATCAATGAATCCTCTGATCCACAAATCGATTACGAAATTGATGAAAATCTACCGTTTTAATTATACAAAAAAAATAGGGTGCTTTTAATAGACAAAGCACCCTTTTTCACTTATCTTTCGAATACAAAAATATGAACAGGTTTATCGCAAAAAAACTAAAAGAAGCCTTAATAAAAAAATATGAGGCAGAAATCGCAGACGCTGAAGCACGACTTTGTGTTTATTTCACAAGTCCAGTTGGAATTGGAGAACACCCCCAACACACAGAAGAAATGGACAACTTAATAGAACAACTTACAAACGCAAAAGATAAGTTAGATACAATCAACAATTTCCAAATTATTGAACTATAATGACTCTCAAAAAAAATGATTTTAGCTCAATTAAGAAGAAATTTTCTTCTGATGCTAAATACAAACCACAAAGATTTTTTGATCTTGGATCTGACTTTTTAGATGCGGTTGGACTTCCTGGACCTGCAATTGGTCATTTAAATATGTATTTAGGTCACTCTGATACAGGAAAAACTACGGCTCTTGTCAAAACCGCCGTTGACGCTCAAAAGAAAGGTATTTTACCCGTGTTCATTATTACAGAACAGAAATGGTCTTTTGAACACGCCAAACTTATGGGATTTGAATGTGAAGAAGTTGTTGATACTGAAACAGGTGAATTGACTTGGGACGGTTTCTTTTTATTCAATAATAATTTTGAATACATCGAACAAATTACAGATTACATAAATGAACTATTAGACGCACAAGAAAAAGGTGAATTAGATTATTCACTTTGTATAATGTGGGATTCGGTTGGATCCGTTCCATGTAAAATGACTTATGAAGGTCGAGGCGGAAAACAACATAATGCAGCTGCACTGGCAGACAAAATTGGTATGGGAATTAACCAAAGGATTTCAGGATCTAGAAAGTATGATTCTAAATATGAGAATAGTTTAATTATAATCGCACAACCATGGGTGGAGCTCCCAGATAATCCTTTTGGTCAA